CGGCTTGACCGTCATCGCCCAGCCTAACCTGACCGCGTAATAATGAAACCACCTGCTCAGGTGAAACTGCATTTAATCCACTAGCCGCCCGTAACAATGAACCGTCAACTTCAGTAGCAACCAGCCTACTTTTTAGCTGACTAATTTCATCATCTTTTTTTCCGACAGTGTTTTTCAATATGGCTTCAAAATCACCCCGTTCCTTTTGTCGGTTCTGTTCTTCTTTTTCTTGGTCAGACTGCCAACTATGATATGCATCAACATCGACCCCTGCATAACGCTTTTCATATTTCTTGCGCTCGCGAATAAGTCTATCTGATACCATCTTATCCACTTGATCTTGTGTGAATGATGGTACGGGTTTATTATCTTCAGCCGCTTCTGTTTCTATTTCTTCTGTCATTATTTAACCTTAACTAAAATGATTATTTATCTATTGGAGGTGTCTTGATAGATTCAAACCTGATGCCATCATCTCCTTTAAATGGCTTTGTATGGTCGTGCTTTCCCACCAAAATATCATGAGGTATTGATTCGGGGAACGCCACGCACCGTAAACCATTGAGCCGCCACTTGCATACAGGGCATTGAGAAGTTTGCATTTAAATTTCCTCTAATATTTTTAATAACTTATCGTCCACTTTATCTTTATGCCCATATCTAAATAAACTAAATGACTCTGCAAAATATTCTTCAGGGTTTGTTTTACTGTATTCTGTGGAAAATTCAGCTGATTTAAATATCTCTTTTATCCTTTCCTTCGTCTGACTTGGTAGCTTGCCGAACCTTAAATGCCCTGTTTCATGCCTAAAAATCATACCCACAGCATCCTCCCTTGTTTGCGCAAACTCTTGCGCACCCCACTTCAGCAAGTCACCGCCAGCCGCTTTTTCTTTGAGAATCTCTATTTCAATTTCATAATCAGATATTTTGCCGTAAATTCTAGCCTTCAACTTTTTATCTGTAGCCTCGGCATACATTTTATTTAATGACTGAACGCCTGACTTATAATCAGCCATACGAGATTCCAGTATATTTTTGTCGCCAAAAGTAATATCACTTAGTGCCTTAGGGCTAAAGTGAATGAACTTGCCCGACGCGCTTGCCTCCATATATGCGCCTTTAAGCGTCATCTTATTGCTCATATGAGATAAATCCAAACCTCCTTTTTCTATCTCTGCCGCTAAGGATTTGTTTATTGCGTTTGCATCCTCTAAAGTCACACCTTTAAAAGATACATCTTTTACGCCTTGATTAATTGCAAATAATTCAGCTTGTCTTTTATTTTTTGCTGGAACAAACTCATTAACAGGCTTATCCTCAACCACCTCATCAACAACAGCATCCTCATCGAAAACCGCTCTCCAGTGATGACGGCAATTATACCCGCCACGCGCTATAAATGGGTCACTTGACGATTTACCCGCCCAGCTATTACTTGCCCATTCATCTCTGATTTCATCTTTCGACATAACCTTTCCGATATGGTCTTTACACCATTTCCGCGTACCTCCAACCACCGTCCCATAATACTTGAATTTATCCGCACCCAGTTGGTCAGCCATCTGCATATTTATTGATGCCGAGTACTGCATCAAGCCATCGTGCAATTGTTGTGATGCATAACGCCTGAGATTATTGCCGACTCTATCCCTTGCATATTTGGTGTGGAGTTTCTCAACCGCTGAATCAACTGCGCCCTGCTTGCTTGGGTCGTGCTTATGTTCTGCAATGAACTCAACCAGTTCTTGTGCCTCAGCATCATTGGTTTGAATGTACACCCCGTTGATTTGTTGCTGGACTGACCTGATAGAGTCAGATAATGGTTTGCCGGTTAGTGTGTTCTGATAAATTTCACGCCCGATTGAATCAATGAATGTGTTTGCAACATCCTCAAAGCCTTGGAATGTTAGCTTCTTGAGTTGCTTAACAATAGACCGATCAACCGTTAGTAAAGCTTTATCAATATCAAGCTCGCCATACATATCCAATAATGATTTTTCTGCAATATCAAAATCGTTAATCATTGTGTTGACTTTTGAAAGCACCTCTTTCTGAACAACTTGATGCAATGATTTCCTCATGCCAAGCGCAAATCGCAAATCAAACAGCTTCCCATTTTCTAGTGGGGCTTTTGTCAGCTTGTCTACGATAGATTTTTCAAACTCAACTAGCGCCTCGCCTAGCAACCGCTCATGGTTATCCGCTAATTTTTCTAATATTTGAGCCTGATTATTCGGCATTATCGACTTCTAATGCTGTCAATTCATCTCCGCCCTCCGTAGGGCTTAAACCTAACTGACTCCTAACCTCGTTTTTAGTCACCACACCACCATCAATATGGTAGCCAAAAATTTCCTTGGTTGGCGTTTTATCAACCACTCCACTCATAACCTCATCAATAGCTATGGTTACATCATCATCATCTAAGGCTAATCGTATGATCTGCTTATCAATGCCATTCATGAAAGCCGATGAACTAACACCTGAAGCTCTTGCCATTTGTAAGAATTGCAATTCCTCAGATAAATCATGCAGATCAAAGTCATTATTATAATCAGTCAGCACCTGATTTTCTACGCCCTGCCACCTAAAGAAGATGTCCCATATTTGTTCTTCAGCCAATTCAAGCAATGCCGCTTTTTCAGATAATCTAGCGTTCAATAGTTGAAACTCTGTCTGTAATGCTACACCGCTTTTAGTTTGCGCTTCAGTCGCTCGAACCGCGCCCATGTGTGCCATTCGATTAATAGCCTCAACTTCATCGGTAATGCAATTGCGGATAGCATCGAGGTTAGTTCCTGATGGCTGTAATAAATAAGGTTTTAAACCTGCATCCAAATCATCATCCATGTGTATGATTGAACCAGCACCAGCGGTTGCATCTGTGCCTAAAGTTTTAACTAATGATGGGTGATTAGTTACCCTGATTAGTTGCTCAATCTCGGATAGTTTGTTGTAGATACTTTTCTGCTTCAAAGCTATATCAGATATATCAGATATACCCATGCCTCTGACAGGTGATCTTTGCGCATATAGACAAACGGCTGGAATAATGCCAAGCTGGTTTTCAATCTCGCTAACCTTTGTCTCCTCATCGTCTTCGATGACCCATCCCTGTATCTTTTCAGGTGTCCAAACCCTAAAAAACTGCTCATCACCTAAAGTCCATTCCCTGACTTTTAAATAAGCGAGAACATAGCGCCCTGATGCTGACCGCTCATATCGCCAATCGTAAACATTCTCAGGTGTGATTAATTGAATGTAAGGACGTATATCTTGCGCCAATTCCTCAGCCCTTGTTTGTGCATTTGATTCTGGCTTATCGAGTAACAGCCAGCAATGACCATAAACACTTGACCAGACTTGTGCATCACGCATGACCTCATCCAGTTTGCGCCCATCAAGATCAGCATCCTGTAGAAATGCATTTACAGCAGGATCATCAGCCACATTACCCATATCTCTTTTAGGTGGGATGCGCCATACAAATGAGCTAAATATCTGCACAACATTGCGACAATGATTATCAATCGGAGTTAGATCAATCCGCTTTTTGTATTCATCAGCATCTTCGAGCGAGTATTGAACCAGATAATCACCATCTTGGTAGTCTTTACCACCAAGGAAACTCCTAAGATGAAAATCCCATTGCTTTGAATTGTTAATGTAATCGTCATTCTGTTCAATAATACTCATGTCCACCTCGTGTGGTTTTTCGGTTTGTTTCTGGTTTTAATCGGAAATTGTTTGTTGATAAAATAGCCAGCAGCGTCAACAATATGATCTAACCCTGATGATTTATCAGGTTCACCATTCTTATCATACACTTGCTGTTCAAGTGATAATGCCAATGATGGGCATTTATCAATATTGACATAATACCGCCTAAAATTGTTAATGTCATTGATTGCTCTGTTAACTGATGCGATTCTGTCGCGAACAAATGGATTCTTTTTTGGGGCAATAATAGTAAATCCAGCCATACGCAATAATTTAATATCAGATAATGATGCGTTCATTGACTTAGTTGCACCGCCTGATGCATCGGGGTATATGATAATATTATGGCTAGGATAACGCTCAAGTATTGCATTAATCATAGCTGGTGTATCTCTAACGCCTGTTAATTCATCCACCGCATAAGCTATGTCTTTCCTCACAACATGAGCAACAGCAGAGCCATTGTTTACGTTGAAATCCATCCCGATGTGCAATGTCTCATATTCTTTCATGATATTGTCGGTTGCATTGATATTCCTATCATAAGCAGGGTATACACTGCCGCTGGTTAGGTTGACAAACTCGCCCTCAATATATGCCTCAAGCAGATGCTCGGGATAGGTTTCACGTAATAGATCAATATAATCTGTCGGCAGATGAGGATTAGAATAAGTGGGTGCTTTTATGATCTCATAGCTTTCGGTGGGATTCTTGCCCCACATCTCATAGACAAACCTAAACCCTTCTGGCGTTGTGCCGACTGCCACAGTATTCTGTGTGTCTTTTTTCTGTCGATTCCTTGCAATGATTTTGTTCCAGCAATCACGCGCTTTATTAATGGGCAATGTATCAAGCTCATCCACCATGCTATCGCCTACCTCATAGCCGACAATTCGCTCTGGATTGTCTAACGTGCGGAATATAATCTTCTTTCCATTTACCTCAATTACATGGTCTGATTTATTCAGATTATAAGGCACATCAAGATTATCAAGCACCTCACAGAATCTAGGGTATGCGATAGTTTTTATCAGGTCATATGTCGGCAGATAATAGGCTACATTTCGCCCATTGCCGAAGATGAATTTCATTGTGCGCAGTATTAATGCGTGTGATTTGCCAGCACCATATCCTGCAATCATGGCGGGGAATGGTGCGGTGGAGTTTGCTAGTGCTGTTTGTGGCTTAGTCGCTTTCGCTCGTATCTTCAACTATCTCAAATCCTGTTATTCTTCCAGCATCAATGGTTGCCTCAACCTTATCAGTTTGTCCAACCCAGTTCTTTCCGAGCCATACGAGCATGGTTGGATTTCCTCAGTGACATTTTACCTGCCCCGCTTTTTTGTTTGAAATGCTCCGAAAATCTCACACCTTTCTCGCGCTTGCACGCAGAGTTTAAGGTATCGTAATCAATATCAAGGACTCCAGCTATCTCTTCGCCTGTGCATTGTATTGCACACATATTGTCCACTTTGTCCCAGTCAATTTTACTGTAGGGCTTTGTTTTCATTTTAGCCATCAATCAACTCCTTAAATTCCTCTCCAGTTTCAGCATGAATCGCTTTCTTGCCGGTGTAATCCTGCCAGCGTTTGATGATGACATCACAATATTTGGGGTCGAGTTCCATTCCATAGCATCTACTGTTTGTTTTTTCACAAGCAATCAGAGTTGAGCCTGAGCCAAGGAATAGGTCTAATACTTTTCCGCTTTGCCATTTTGATAAAGCAAATTGTATAAGTTCAACTGGTTTCATTGTTGGGTGAAGTTCTGGCGGGATTCTATCAAATGACCAAACATCTGAATCTCTTTTTCCTATAATCTTCGGACTTCCTTTTGAAGCGAATAATATTATCTCGTGCTGTCCAGCAAATGAGCCAGCCAAATCCCCCATTGACCAGTTGTTCTTTTTCCAAACAATCATATTTTTGTAAGTAAAACCAGTGATTAACGGCTTCCACTTATCCACTACTTGATGGCTTGTACAAAGGTATAAAGTTGATTGTTTCGCTGTAAATTGGTCGGCTATTGAAATAAAATCTAATATTACATCATCATTTTTAAGCATTTTATGAGTTGATTGATGGTTTGATTCATAACTATAACCATAAGGAGGATCAGTAAACACCATGTCAGCCTTAACTCCATCCATCAGCAACTCAACCGCATCAATGCTGGTGCTATCCCCACACATCAATCGGTGATTGCCAAGAAACCAAATATCACCAACCTTTGAAACCGGCACCTCTGGCACTTCTGGCACTGCGTCCTCATTAGTCAAACCATCAACCTCTAAAGGAAACAACTCATCTAACTCATCAGCATCAAAGCCCAGCAGATCAATATCAAAATCAAGCTCTTTCAACTGCTCAATCTCAACGGCTAATAAATCCATATCCCAGCCAGCATTTAAAGCCAGTTTATTGTCAGCGATAACATAAGCCTTTTTCTGCGCATCACTCAGCCCATCCAGCAGGATAGTTGGCACTTCATCCATCCCTAGTTTTTTAGCCGCCATCAATCGTCCATGACCAGCAATAATGCCACCCTCTGAATCAATTAATAATGGATTGGTAAAGCCAAATTCTTTAATGCTTGCCGCTATTTGTGATACCTGAGCATCATCATGCGTCCGCGAATTATTTACATAAGGAATTAATTTATCTGTTTTTTTATATTCAATGTCTATCATTTATTCATCACTATATCTACAATTTCCTCAACAGAATGAACCACATTATACTGACCGCTCCAGCTATCCAATAGTTTCTCCTGCGATGGCTTTAGTGTTCCGGCCCTGTATGTGCCGTCTTTTTTCAATGTCTTTTCAGGGTCTTTTATTTCAAACCAAAACGTCCTGCCTTCCCAGCCAACCAGAATATCATCCATCCCTAGCTGAACACTCATGCCCATGCTTCTGAGCTGATCTACAATCAAAGGTTGATTAACGTCAATCCTTGCCGCCCGTCTATGCTTGCTCATTCAGAACCTCTTTCCACATCTTCAGATAGGCTTCAGCTTTGCTAATATCTATAGACGCATCATCTTTTTTACCTGCCCTCCAGATATACTTTAAGGCGTTCCCCCGATAAAACCCAATGCGTTCTGATTTGCTGAGTGATGCATTTATGGCTTCAATACAAGACACCAACCCATTGCCGCTATAATGCGCTGGATTATCAACAGCATTGCTTTCTTCTATTTCTTCCATCGATTATATTCCCTTCTTTTTATTCTTAAATCTTTAGGTTTATCGAATGTACCGCGCTGGAATTGTTCACCATCAACTTCTATTTTAATGGCTTTAGGCTTGCCAAATGCATTGCCCATATCTGTTAGAAAGTCAGCCATCTCAGGTTGCTGATTCTGAACCTTATCCCACACACGTTCTTTTTCTGAGGTTCGATCTGAAATAATTTGATCTATCTTGGATGTTATTTTTGGCATAAAAAAAAGGCTAGATGCCGAGTTGAGGAGGTTACGACCGGATGAAGGCATCATTATAGCCACGCCTGATTATATACTTTTTTAGAACCGGAAGGGTTTTTATGATTTTTCCTTCCGGTTTTTAGATTTAGATAACCTCTGGATTATGATCTGTCTTATTAAGCCTAAAAAGAGCCTTGTATGATGGCAAGGATTTATCTATTTTTTTGGAAATAATATCACTATCAGACCTTTCCTTATGGATTAAAACATTAATATCAACAGCGGAAACCCTATCCGAATACTGTTTTAATATAAAGTGCAGAATTTCTTTCAGTTTATCCCCTTCCTCTAATAGCATCCTCATTTCTATTTGCTGATAGGGTGTTAGCTCTTCATAGGTGGTTGAACCTATCAAAGCAACTATTTGCCTGTGCTTTCTTATAAATCTTTTATTCATTAATTCCGGCAAGCTTGACATTATATCGACTGCTTTGTCTTGTATCTTCACAACCTTATAAGTGCATCCGTGAGCAAACACATCAATAGACACTCTGCAATAATCAGGAGCTTCTGAATGAAGTGCTAATTTATTTAAGCTATTTCTTAATGCATTTCTTTGTTTTAAAAGTTGCGCCCATTGTGGAGAGTGCTTGTCATTGGTTTCTGGGTCATCAATCAAATCATGGTCGATTGCCCATGTATCAAATTCATCCACAGATAAAGTGGTATCAACTGGGTACATTTTCACCAGATTAATTAGGTTATTAAACATATGCTATCCTACTGTTGTTGGCTCTTCTAAAGCCGCTATTAAGATGTCTATTTTTTCTTTTACCGCTTCAGCCCGAAGCCTAACAGACAACCTGTGATCCTCGCTCAATAGAGCGGGGTTTGTTTGAACAATATGGGATAAAGTATTAAAATTTAATACCAAGTTGCTCAAATTCTTTTTAGTTGATTCCAGTGATTGGCGGAATGACGATAGAATTACATTGTCTTCTCTAGCATCTCTTTTTTTATCATCATCTTCTTTATTATTGATTGATCTCTGCGTACCTAACGCCTTGGCTAAAATTGATTCAATATAGCTTGATATATACGCCCCTGTTGCCTGAACTCCAGCCTTTTCAGCAGATGCCATAATAGCCTTGGCTATTGGCTCATGTTGTTCTATTGGAATGTACTCCATAGCCCCATCTGATAACAATCCTTTTCTGAAAGCGGATAATTGATGTGGACTTGAAAAATACTTAGCTATACCTTTGCCTATCGTTGCATCTTGTACATTACCCTCCGCCTGTTTTGCATCATTTTCAGCCTTTAGTCTTAATGCATCTCGCTCTTCCCTGATTGACTTGTTTTTTTGTGCCACTTCTTTAGCCTTGGAACTCCTTTTAGCCTCTTCTGCAATGGTTCGTTCTAGCCTCTCAACTCTGTCCTTTTCTGCCTGAGCCGCCACCTCTTCACGCTTTGCTTTAAACTCAGCCATCCGTTTTAAACTAGCCAACCTTTCAGCTTCACGCTCTAATATTGCAACACGTTCCTTTTCTGCCTCTTCAGCCTCTTTGCGCTCAAGCTCTCGCTCTAATTCCTCGGCAATCGTTCTTTCTTCTTTAATACGCTGATGTGTTTCAGAAAGAATATCTTTAAATGATCCATCTGCTTTCAATACGCCTAGTGCTGGTCTAATTGCCGCCTCAGTTAAGGATGAATCATAAAGTGATATACTCTTATGCCCCAATCCACCACCGCTTAATAGCATCCCTCTTGCAGTATTGAAGGCTTTTTTTGACTCGAAGCACCTCGGTATAATTCTCCCGAGGTGGTCATAGTCATTAGTTAGCATTAAATAAGCCACCCGCCTGATAATAGCTTTAACAGAATCTAATGTAGCCGCAACAGATTGACCACCCGCTTGAGTGGAGTTTTCTTTAACCATGATTCTCAGCATTTCATCTTCAGATAAAACGCGGCAAGGTATATCACCTTTTATAATGCCGCATTGCTTTGCCGCTTCAAGCCTATGATGACCATATGCAAGCTGGAATCTATTTTTATTTGATGGGTGTTTTCTTACGAGGATGTTATCCCAAAACCCTGTTTGATTGATTGAATCAACCAGTGAATCAATCTGCTTATCGCTCAATGGATAAGCGGTTAAATCTCTATGGGGGTTAAAATCTATCTGATCTAGTGATATTTTCATAATTTGCCTTTTTTGTTATTGGGGGTTGTTTCCCCCATTGAACTTGTTACCAAGTATTATACAGGTTTTAAACTAAAACCACTCGCTTTTTACAGGTTTTAAATAAAAACATTAATCATTGGGCGATTTAAACCCATAGAAATCAATCAATGCTTTCTCTACGCTGATCGCTTTGCTATCAGGCAACTTCCCCAACTCTTTAATCAACCACCTTGGAAGTGCGATACCTATCTGCACTTTCTTCAATTTAGGATCAATAGGCGGTCTACCCGCGCCCGTTCTTTCTCCACCATGACTCATGATATTTCCTCTTTGATGATGGGGGCTTTCGCCCCCTTTGAATTTTAGCGATAATATTTCTTTGCACCGTCACTATTTCTAAAAACTTCGTACACTTCACCTAGATCAACTGCGTTTACTTCTTGCCCTTGTTCATTAATATAATTCCAACCATCATAGGTATCGAGTGACCCCGTTTCTGGGTTCATAAACATCGGCTCAGAACTGGATTCGAGTTCAACGAAATAATCAAGGCACAATGCTTTTAATGTTTGCTTTCCAGTGTGACGGGTTTTCAGCTCGTTTTGGTCAAACACCCACGCATTTCTGTCTACATTTTGGTTGAACTGCATTTGAACTTCTTGTCTTAAAGACTGATACACAGTCCGCCTGAAAGACACAGCATTTGTATCAACTTCACCTTGATTATTAAGCTTACTTCCCGCGAGACAGGAACGTACATACTGCCGCTGGTTTCGGTAAATAGTTTCAAACTTTAGTGGTTTCATGATATTTCCTCTTTGATAATGGGGGGGCAGGTTAACGCTAAGTGGGGGGGTGGGTTAACGCTAATATGAAGAATCAACATAATCTAGCGTTAGATGGGAGTCATTAATAAAAACCCAAACCATGCTATCTCCCCCCTTTCCTAGATTCCCACCTACCATTTCACCACTCCATTCAAGCTTGTTAGTTAAAGCAATAACCGCTTTCTTATGCACCTCATCTCCAGTTAATGAGTAATCAAAAGGAATGGTTATAGAAAACGATTCTGCTTGTGCTTTTATTCGCGACCCTAATGTATTGGTGGCTGGTAAATATTTAGTTGTAATTGTTTGCATGATATTTCCTCTTTGATAATGGGGGCTTTCGCCCCCTTTGGATTAGCCCTAGATACCTGCGTTTTCTATTTCTTCATCTGTCATGAACGCCGCCCAGACCATTATTTCATTTGGAAATTCAACTTCATGGATAACGTGCTTTTTGGATAGTGCAGATAAATAGCCTTTGATTTGATTTACTGATAATCCCTTAACATATACATCAGATGGATGGGTGCAAGGACAGTTTCTATCATCAAAAAATTCGTAAGAATCACCGTCACAGATAGAAGCATAAACAGCACCTTCAACCTCATTTAATTCAACTTCTTTTAAATCCCAATCTAAAACTTTCATGATATTTCCTCTTTGGTTGTAAGTTCAATAAATTTTGAACTTGAATCTATTATATAACACTATAATAATAAAGTACAGTGTTTAATCAACTATTTTTACATTGATTGATTTCAGAAAGTTCTGGCCTGTCTTTTTCATTTCATCAACTTCAAGCTCCGTGTATTCATCAGCTACACACAACTCTGGATGTCCCATCGCTATCATTTCTTCATTAAATTTTTTATTGTCATACGAATGGCAATCAATATCAGCGCCATCAACTCGCGGAAGCTTAGGCAGTGAGACAAAGTATTGAATTTTCCTTGATTTCTCTTTAATTGATGACATTAGCTCTGGGACTGTAGGAGGGTATTTACTGCCGTTATCCACAAAACCCTCTTCGTGTAGCCAGCGCCTTCTAGCTTTGAGTAAAGCCTACTTTGGTACATAATAATATCTTCATTACTGCTAAACTGAGATTTGAATAAATGTCCATAGTCTGCTTTCATCGCTGACACTAATGAATTGATGCAAAGTTTTAAAGGATTTGCATCACCACTCGACATTCCAGTTGAGTTCCTGTTTTCCTGTGCTTTTGTTTTCATCATATTTACCTTGTCTGGAGTTCCACATTGCCAACGAATGTTGCCAGCTTTTCATTTTATTGCGTCCGACCATCCAGCCGTTAGATGCATAATAATTAAAAAAGTCCTCTCCTTTGCATTGATAACCCATCTCAATGATTTTAGTATTCACCTCATCAAGATCAGGTTTTCTAAAGGCGGGTTTCCCTCTCTTATCTTTTAAATGGTTAGTAATTGGGTTAGTAATTGGTATAGGTTCGCCCGTTTGTGGTTTAGCATTTTCCTGTTTGGTATTTAGCATTTTCCCGTTTGGGGAAATGACTGGCGACACCCCTTCCAGCATTTTATCCTCATTTTCAAATGCATACCAGATTGTGCGGTCATATTTGTGTTGGTTGTAGTTTCCACAAATTATGGCTTCCTGATTGATAAGTGATTTAACAACTCTAGCCACTTGTTTATCTGTCCAGAATGGAAAGAAATTGGCTAATCCGCGCATTGAGTTATATGTCCAATATCTGCCATCATGTTGGTTTTTATTGTTGGATTTATTTAGCCCTATCCAATACTCAAAAGACCTTATTAAAATAGCTTCGTCAACACCGTATTGCATAGCAATATCAACATCGAAGGAAAAGTGTTTACTCATTTATATACCCCTGCTTTTAGCGATGTCATGATCTATCCATTCATCAAGCGACTGAATGACATAATGCATAACTCTATTACTACCCCCTTGTACTTTTTTTATGGTCTGCATGGCTATGCCAGTATCTCTACTTATCTGCGCTACATTGCGCCCTGTAATGTACAACGATATTGATCTAATGGTTCTCATTTGTCTTTCCTATATAAGTGTTAATGTCAAACAATATTAACACTATTAACACAGTATGTAAATAAATTAATAAAAGGTTTACTTTTGCCATTAAACCATTATAATAGACATAGCTCCGAATCTTAGCAGTTGCATAGACGAGTTTAAACACCGAAGAAACTGCCAAAAGGGTGAGATGCCCATAAATTCAAAATAGGAAATCTAAAATGAAAGACTATAAAAATACACCAAGATATTCAGAGACAGAATCCCCGATAGAGGCTGTTGCCGCTTTTGTTTGTTTCATCAGTGCAATGGTTGCACTCTATATAGTGCTGGCAATGGTTAGTGTAGGCGGTGCATCATGAGTTTATTCACTGAAGTATCGTCAGCAGTAAAAGAGGATTTCAATGATCTCAACCCTGCTGAATATTTGCTGGGGCAGGTTGACTGCAAAGAAGGCTATCCTGCCAAACAGTACGGCTCAGATTCTTACATTAGAGGGTTTGCTGACCAGTACCAGTATGAGCAGGTGCTTGACTATAAAACTGATATTGCCATCGGAGAGCTAAAATGAAAACGAGCGAAAATATTGCTGAAATATCTACCGCGCTGAGTGCGGCTCAAGGCTCAATGATGGGGGCTGTGAAAGCATCAAAAAACCCTTTTTTTAAGTCCAGCTATTCTGATCTATCTGCCGTCATTCAGGCGGTAAGCCGTCCGTTTTTTGAAAACAATCTTTCATTCACTCAAGGTGCTGAATATCAAAATGGTATGCTGGCAATCACAACAAGGATCATGCATAAGTCTGGTGAGTGGATAGAAGCCACAACATCATTACCCGCTGTAAAGAATGACCCTCAAGCGTATGGATCAGCCATCACCTACGGCAGACGTTATGGGCTTCAAGCTCTGGCTGGAGTGCCTTCAGTCGATGATGATGCAAATTACGCATCAGCCGTCCAGCAGAAACAAAATGACACTGATGTATATGCGGCTTTAGCTATGACTTTATTACATTGGTCAGATAGGCTTAATAAGTCTGAAAATATGGATCAATTGATTTCAACGTGGACTGAAATTCCTAAAAAACATCATAAAGAGTTGGTTGAGTTAAAAAATGAATTAAAGGGTAAGTTCAATGCAAATTCATAACGTGAAACAAGGGTCAGCCGATTGGCTGGCTCTTCGACCTGAGTTCTTTACGGCATCAAATGCACCCACGATTATGGCGTGTGGTTACGATAGCCGCACAGATGCTATTGAGTATGCCCTTGGAATCAAGGAAAAAAAGATCACCGATGGCTTGCAATCTCTTTTTGATAAAGCGCATGAGATGGAAGAAGGTGCAAGGAATCAGCATAATGACCATCAATCTGATCTAGCCAATATCATTCAGCCGCTAGTCGGCTCAAATATGATGCCGATGGATTCAGCCGGTAAAGTCCACGATCTGAAATTATTGGCATCCTTCGATGGTATCACTGAAGATCATTCGCTAGTCTGGGAGCATAAGTATACCAATAAGGAGTTTGACGAAATCCCCCCGATTTACTACTGGCAACTTGAGCATCAAATGTTGGTCGCTGAATGTAACAATTCCCAGCTAACGATCACCAGTAGAAATGATGGAAGCATTACCCATTTTGATTATCAAAGCGTTCCAGATAGAAGAGATGCATTGATTAAAGGGTGGCATCAGTGGAAGATTGATGTTGAAAAATACGTCAGGGATGACATAGAGTGGATGGCATATGCAAAGGTGTACACGACTGCAAAAGCTGAGATTGATCGCCTAACTATTCAATTGAAAGAATCGGCATTGGCACTTCATGAACTGGCTGGAAGTTCATCAGCTTTAGGCGGTGGGGTTAAAGTTAACGTCAAAATCAATAACGAGAAAAAACAATCAGCCGCGCAGTATATAAAAGAAAATCACATAGAATTGCTTAACAAATCAGTCGAGCCGTTTTATACATATCGAATTACAACAAAAGGTAAATAAAATGAGCAATGTATTCAGCTTCACAGGAACAGTCGGCAGAGATGCTGAGGTAAAACAATTAGCATCAGGTCAAACAGTATTGAATGTCACCATAGCTAATAATATTGGCTATGGTGAAAGACAGCAAACCTTATGGATCAGAGTGGCTGTCTGGGGCAAAAGAGCAGAGGGCAAGCTTGGTGATTATCTGAAGAAAGGTCAACAGGTCTTTGTCTCAGGTGAATTGAGCCAGCGCGAATATCAGGCGAATGATGGAACAACAAAAACCAGCCTTGAATTAAATTGTAGCGTGATTGATCTAGTTGGAAAGCGTGATTCATCATCACCAGCCCCTGCATCAGCATCAGCACCGGCACAGAAAAAAGAACCGACAACATTTGATGACTTTGATAATGTCCCTTTTTAGTGGTTAAATTTTTAATAATCGTTTTGAACGTCATCGCGCTGGTACTTATGATGCCAGCCGCTTTGATTATAATTTTTATACAAATTATTGAGGGAAAGGATGAGAATAAAAAAAGCATCAATAAGCGAATTATCGGTAGATATTTTTGATTTCAAATGGACTGAGGTTTTTCACAGGTGTTTAGATATGGGTGTGAATCCACTATTAATATTTGACACATTAGGTCGAAAGAATAACGGCTTTGAAATTCTTTATTCAATCGAGCGTCATATTGGTCAAGCAATAAAGGTTGTGCCGAATGTCCAAAAGTAGCGCAGATATGATATTGACACGGCTTGATATTGCCACAACTTCAAGCCCCATTGCTGTTTTCAATTTCTACGGTGAATTATGGTCGTGCTTTGCAAACACCGTTTGTTCACAAATAATGATTAGGGACAAGCGGTTCTTGCTTGGTGTCTATGATCGTGATTCAATAGAGCTGTTTAAGAAAGACGTTAAAATTCAATAGTTCTATGACACGCGTATAACAGTGGGTGGCGCATAACCCCTGTGGGCATAGGTTCAATACCTCTTTGTGTAGTTACTCCGTTGGATGCTATGCCACTTTTTAAGCATAAAAAAACCTCAATGAAGAGGTTCAATTATTCCGATGTGTTTTTGCGGGATTTTGTTTGCTATCCAAGGTTAATCAATAACTAAGTCTATCCACCATCCGACAGAGATATTATATCATGCTCAAACATTGTAAGCAGTGCGACACTACTCAGCCTGTCGATAATTTCTATCAGAATAGATCAATTGCGTGTGGTCGTCATGCATCATGCAGGTCTTGCTGTCGAGCTAAGCAGAAAATTGTCCATGCTCAAAAAAGGGAACAGGCAAAGATTGATCGGTTAGATGAAGTGGATTTTGCTCGAATAATATCATTTTTGAAATCATCAAGAGTGCCTACATCCGGCAGAATAAAAGCTGAACTGATTGATCTATGGAATGAATCCACAAACTGGTATGTTCCGCGAATGAGCGACAAAGGAAAAGAACTCAAGACGATGGAACTTACAAAATGATTACACAAGATCGGCTAAAAGAACTGCTTAAATATAATCCCGATACAGGTATATTTATTTGGATAAAATCAGCGGGGACTGTAAAGGTTGGCGCTGAAGCTGGTTGCATCAATGATAATGGCTATCTGTTAATCCAAATTGATGGCAGAAGATATAGAGGGCATAGGCTTTGCTTCCTGTACATGACCGGCTCTTTTCCTGTTGCTGATGTCGATCATCTGAATCATGTTCGCGATGATAATAGGTGGGCAAATATCAGAGAGGCTACGGCACAAGATAACGCCAAAAATAGAGTTATCGCATCGCACAATAAATCGGGATTTATTGGTGTATATTTCTGCGCTGATAGAGATGCGTGGCGATCTCAGATATGCGTTAACAGGAAAAAAAAGCACTTAGGCTATTTCAAACAAAAATCTGATGCTGTCAAAGCACGACACATCGCAGAAAGACACTATAATTTTCACGAAAATCATGGCAAAGAAAAACAAATGATAGCACCTCCCTTTAATGTCTGGCTGAGTACGAATTTGGCAGATAGAATTATGGTATTAAAATACAGCCCGAATGGTAAACAAGAATTACAGGATTTTTTGGATGGCGGTAGACGCGACTTTAATGATTATGAATTTTATTTAACAATTGAAGAGGTTAATTTGGCGGTGTATCAGCCCTCTAAATATCTTGAAACTTATTCGGCAGACATAACCACATGGGAACGATTATGAAAATATTATCAGGCAAATTAAGCAGGAAACACGCATCAGATGCAGGGCTGGACGTTCACTCCGCCGAAGATGTTATTATCCCACCAGAATCATCTGAACTGATTAGCACATCGCTCATTATTGCCGTACCTAATGGGTATGTTGGTTTGCTAAAATCCAGATCAGGGTTATCGGTTAAATATAAATTGGAAGTCGGTGCGGGTGTTATTGACAGCGGCTATCGTGGCGAAGTTAAAGTGCATTTGTACAATCACGGGCATACTGCATATCATGTGAAGGCAGGGGATAGAATTGCTCAACTACTCACCCTCCCAGTTAATCTAGGTGAGTATGAGCGGGTGAGTGTTCTGGTTGATTCACCACGTGAAGCAGATGGATTTGGAAGCACCGGCGCATGACTTGTAGTCGCTGTATTAGGAAAGTGGGTCGATTGGGTCAATTAAGTGGGTCGATTGGGTCAATTAAGTGGGTCGATTTGAATTGCATTTAAGTATCTGATTAAATAGACAATAATTATTTGTAATTAACCCGCCCACCATGACGCTAAAAGCTTTATTCAAGCATCTCGCTAATCTGTATTAACTCAGCATTTTTACTGGATCGGTTAGGCAGTTGATTAGCATATCGACTGTCTAGCATTTCCATCGCGGCTGTTTTAAAATCACGAGCATTGACAGCCTTGAGCATTTTCTTAAATTTACTCAATCTGGTGATGCCGAGATTAAAACCCATGTCGATCAAAGCTGTTTTTTGTGGCAATTCCAGCGACTCAAAATCAGGTATCAAACGCCTGATTTCTTCAGTCACAGACCTAATGTCAGAACTCAAAAGAAATTCAGCTTCATCTAAAGAGATGCCATTGTCCTCAATATTTCTACCATAGCCAATTGTGAGTTTTCCAGCACTACATTTGTAGGGCT